GCACCACTTTTTGCAGCGTGTAAGACTTTTTCCCAAGCAATCGTTTTCTTCGGATATAAAGCACATAGTACATCTATATCTTCTCTTGTAGCAAGTAAATGCCACATATACATCATATCCATAGAACCCCATGCAATATCACTATCTATAAATAGTAGGTAATCACAATCACTTTTTAGAAAGTTAGCAACACAATAGTTTCTAGCTCTAGTAATTAGTGATTCATTGAACATATAGTAAATTTGTACCTGTAACCCATGGTTCATACATACTGCAGTAGTATCCATCAAAGACTTAGTATATAGTCCATGACACATTCCACCATACATAGGAGTAGCCAAGAAGACTTTATTCTTTTGCATTTCAGGTATATTTAGTTGTATTTGTTTTTTATCTGTCATAAGATATTTACCTCGTAATCTTGTTTCATGTAGTAGCCCAGTCGTGCATTTGCTTGACGGGCTGCTGTTTTTCCTTTGAGATGAATGTCCACAACCACAGGTTGCTGTTTTCCTTCTTTTTCTCTAATTACTCTACCGATAAGCTGAGTTAGTAATGGTTCATTATTTATTGGTGTACCAAGCACTAAACAACTTAAATCATTTAGAGATATTCCTTCTGAGAATATTGACTGTGTACCAAATAAGATGTTCTTATCTTTCTTTACTTGATTCATCACTTTCTCTCTTTCACTAAATTCCATATCTCCTGTTATGGAAACTGCTTTGTCGCCACAAAGTTTAGCACATGCTTTTAGAAAAGCAACTCTATCAGACACTACTAAAACTTTGTGTCCTGTTGCAGCGTATTTAGCAGCAATCATACTTACACTATGCACATATTCTTCATTGTATGCAAGATGATTTATTCTTTCTGCCCAAGGCGTAAACGAACCGTCAAGGAATCGTATCTCAGACTTAATTATATCAATCCTAGGAATCATATAATTCTCTTTTGGTGGTTTCATTACATTGTTACCAAAGTAATCTCTGAAAACCACATGGCGTCCATCTTTTCTTTCTAGTGTACCTGTCAAACCAACCTTATAGCGAGCAGGCATTTCGTCTACTATACGCGTAAAAGTTGGACTACTAACATGGTGCATCTCGTCTAGAATCACAGTTCCGAAAACTTGTTTGATGTCGTCCATTTTTCTGTACAAACTCTGAATATTGCCAACAACGATAGGGGACGAAGTATCAAAGCTACCTGACCCGATTCTGCCTGCTTGTATTCCAAAGCATTTTTGTACATCTTTTTCCCACTGATTTCTTAAGTTAGTTGTGTGGGTAACAACTAATGTCTTTTGACCTAGCTTTTTAGCTATAGCTAGAGCCGTTATTGTCTTACCCCAACTTACCCATGCGTTAACTATAGCATTGTCATCTACTTCATCATGTACCTTCTGCTGGGAAGGTCTTAAAGTAAACGCAAAGTCAGGTAGTTCAACTGGCGAGGTTACTCGTTTGTCGACTATCTCATAATCAGCAGGTACTAAATCTTCTCTACCAACTGGTATAGAAATCAACCCATCTTTTATCCATCGTATTGTTTTGAATACGATAGGTGGGTCAGTTGGAATACGAGGAGCAATTGTATATGTAAGCTCCTTTTCGATATCCGAACTTAATTTACTATCTACTGAAAGATATATTCTGTTAGAGTATACTGCCTTCATAAATTTGAAATAAATTCTAAGTCTTGCAGCTTCCAGAGGCGAGTCAACTCTTTATGATTATTGTCCCAAGGGGATGACCAACCTACTTTCTTTTTTCTTGAACGAACATGCGCTGGAAGATAGTCTCTCATTACTTCTCTTAATAGATATTTGTATGTACCCAAGGCATAATCAGGATGTGTTTTGAATTTTATTTCACTACCTATACTTAACATATATCTCACAAAACTTTGAGAAAGAAATACAGGTCTACTTTCCATTCCCCACATTCCTGCGGTTTGGTCAGTTGTTAGTATATTTTGTTCTGATGTACTTACTAAATCATACCATAGAGCATTATTCTTCCAATCAGTTTTATGAAATATCTCTTTTGGTATCCATTTTTGTCTACTAGCAAACATTTCTATAGTTTCTTTATTGTAATCATCATCATAATATCTATCGTGATGTTGATATCCTGTAAATAATTCATCTGCACTATCACCAGTTAAAACTACTTTACACCCATCTTGACTTGCCGCTTTACATAATGCAAATCTAGGTGCTCGTCTGTTCATATCAACCCACGGGTAGTGAGTAGCATTTAACCATAATCTATCATAGTGAGTTACAGAACTATAATGTAATTTTATAACTTTGTAATCTATATCCCATTGTTCACAAGTTTTCTTTGCCATCTTGGACTCTTCTCTAAAAGCATTATGGTCATGAAACTTATGCCCGCCCTTTTCATAATCACATATGTAAGCAGTTAAATCCAAATCACACTCTTTTAGTATTCCTAACGCACAAGTACTGTCTAAGCCTCCACTAAGAAATAATGCAGTTTTCTGTTTATTTTTAGCAACCTTTCTTACACTTGTAATTAGTTTCTCTTTAAATTCATCAAAGTCTATTTTATCTGTGCCTATTTTGTAGTTTCTCCACATACTATACACTTTTATATTTCCTGTTTTTAAATCAAAAGTATATACATGTCCAGGGGGTACTTTTATTATGTCTTTCCAAGGATTAGTTGTTCCAAGCCATAAAGGATTGTTTAAGTAACCTCCTATCATTTTGGAATTATACTCTTTGAAATTTATACTTCTTAGACTTGTAGTTACTGTTATGTCTTTTCCCTTTTTATAAATCCAGCAAGGTTTTGCGCCAAAATGGTCTCTAGCTACAATTAATCTTTGTTCTTTTGGGTTATAATAAGCAAAAGAGCCATGCCAGTCTGTATTACTAATAAAAGAATAACCAAACATATCTAATCCATTTCCTAAAAATGCAGTATCATTAGGGATGTTTGAATCATACATCTCTCCATTAAATACAAGTATATTACCTTTTCGTGTTTTATAAGGTTGTATCTGATGCTCTCCGTTAATATCTAATAAATTATGCCCGAAAGCCAACTTACCATCACTAGCATACGCTGTATCAGTCGGCCCTCTAAACTTCTGCCGTCTGGTCATTAATTCTATTTCTTTAACCTTAGTTGTTACTACAAATCCGCACATTATTTTCCTTTCTTAGCAGCTCTTTGTGCTTGTTTTCTATTACATAACCACATTACAAAGCTTTTCTTGTGTCCTTCTAAAAGAGGAGCTACTCTATGAAGTAACTTACTGTCATAAAATACTGCATCTCCTTGATTTAATTTAAACTTATGCCCTCTTATTTCAAAGTCTGCACCTTTGTATTCATCTTCTGAACTTAAATTTATAGATACAGATACTGTTGCTATCGTGGGTTCGTTATGCCACTCCAGCCCTTGTCCTTGTTTACAGTAGTGCATTATATGCCCATAATTATTGTAAGAATAAAACAACTTTCTGTTCCATCTTTCTTGTGCTAGGTCTTTTACTCTTTCCATAAATCCAAACTTATCTCTTATTGTATAATACTTTCTGTCTACTCTATGTAGAAGTTTGTCGCTTCTAACAAGTCCAACTTCTTTTGTATTATTTGGTGCTGCAAATAGGCAGTAATCTTTCCAAAATTGACATTCTTTTTCTGTTAAAAAATGACTACAAATTAGAACCATCTTTATGTTCTCTACTAGCTTGGTGTTGTTTTAAAACACAGTTATCTGTATCTATACCTATATATTTAGTATCTAGTCTGCCCCACTGTTCTTCACTTAATTTATTTAACAGTTCCGCTAACATAACTTGATCCCACTCCATTGGGTTATTTTGACAATGCCTCATCCAACCTTTAACAATAGCTAATGTCATGTCATTGTAAGGTATATACATAGCACTTGTAATTACTTCCCACTTGGGAGGATGTATTTGTTCACACCCTACTAGTAATCTATGCTCTCCATCAAACTCTAAAAAGTCTGGTTGTTCTATCCATTCTGAATCTGCGTCACAGTAAAATAAATCACATTTATGTTCATTCATCATTTCGTAAATAAACTCTGGTTTTATTCCACAGTTTTCTTCCCAACTCCCGCGCTGTTCATAACGAGTAAGTTCTAGATTTACTTTAAATTTTTCGCATGAATTAGACAAAGGTTTTATAACTTCTTCGTAATTTGGTGTGTAATATGCTATAGTTTTCATTCTACTACTTTAAACTCCTTTATTGTATCTACTTCTATGTCTTCCCACTTTTGGAACTCTACATCATAGCAGACTAGTTTATCGCCATTTTGTTTTTTAATGTGAATTGGCATATCACAATGCTTATCCGACAAAGTGTACTCTCTAGCATATGTTTTGCTAGATTTTAGACTTTCAAATGTTATTAATACTATGTGATTTTCTAACTTACTTTTGAGTTTTTCGATATCGATATCCATAATTTTTCATGCCCCATATATGCAACTAGCTTGATTAACATATCAAGCCAGGCTATGCCTGCCGCATACTCGATTTTACCAAGTATTGCCCAAGCGATTAAAAACGTTATTAGTGTTGCTAATATTCTCCAAGTTATTGCTTTGTAGAATATTACTAAATTTTCCTCCATGTGTCCCCTTTTCTTTCCTCACAATATTCCCATATTTTCCATGGGATTCCTTTTTTATATAAAACTCCTGCCCAACTATTCCCCTCACCTGGGGGTCTAGATTCTACAAATGGAAAAGGTATATCTTTTAACCAAATAACTGCTGCAATTTCTTTCTTCTCTACCTTTCGTATTTTATGGTATTTTAGACTAGCAGTTTTGGTTTTTTCATTATACCAATAAACTCCATTTGTATCTATAAAATGTTTACCCCTGTGTTTTAACATTCCCACTTCATCATCAATCATATAACGCAGTGGGTACAAACTTTTCATAGGTGTTTGTAACCTTCTCATGCCAAGTGTTTCTCCTGTCATATTCCTGTCATCTACAACTTGGTCTTGTATAATAAGTAGCCCGTCTATTTCTTCAGGCTCTTCACTAAGTATATATGCTGGAAATCTTATCACAGTTTAAATCCGTTGTAGCACTTACTCCACTCTTGGCATAACCAATTGAAGTCTTTATCTATAATTGATATTTTATAGATTATCTTTTCCTTCCCTTTTAGTTTTACTTTGTGTTCTACTGTAGTGTCCATGATTGCGTCTTTGTAGACCCATTTACGATAGTGGTCTGCTCTGCCACCATCTATACGACCAGGATTGAAATAAGTACAAGAATCTTCCCAACCTTTCAAACCCCATATTATAGCACACTTATTATTCTTATCAGTATGCCACTCTAACTCACTTCCTGTTATCCTTACAAAACTACTGCGCCATTTACATAATTTAAGCATAGGCATAATATCTATAAACCCTTCCAGTTGGTCATTGTGAAAGTGTGCGTACTCATAATTATTTATAACTTTTCCATTTTTATGAGTGTATTTTTTCCACTTCAACTGAGGAAGTAAACCCAGCATATATTCTACATCACATGCAAAACTAATCGGTTGTATTATTTCGTATTTTTGTGGCGCTAATATCTTCAATTTCTTTCTCAAAATGCTCTTGTTCTATCGTGTACCCTACTTTTCTACCATATGTAATATTTACTATGTTAGGCACAATGGATATAGATACTTTACCAGCTAAATATGCTAGTTTATCTCTTAAATTCTGTTTTACTTCATGGGCGGAATACGGATTATCTTCACTCCACTCCATACTTCTAATTTGTATTTCTACTTGTTCTTCTTTTTGTAAACACCTTTCTAATAATGCTTGATGTCCGTCATGCCAGGGTTGCCATCTACCTAGCATTTGTACTGTAGGTTTTTCATCTTTCCATAATCTTTGACCTATGCTCCAACATACATCAACAGGGTCATCATCATCCCACTCATGTATATCGAAATCATACTCAGTCCAGTGTGGCCATTCAAATACTTTATTAGTATCTTCATACTTACCGTTCACTACTGTGGACATAAAAATAGTCAGGTCAGCATCAAACTGCTCTCTACCTGACTTATACGGACATATAAAATCAACTAAGGCAATCTTACCACTTTCTGATACAGCATTTGCCTTGTTTAACATTCTTCTAAACTGTCTCCAACGACCTGCTTCTGAGAAATCCCAGTCGTTAGCTTCTTCACGCATTTGGTCTGCGTTTATGTGAACGACTCTGTCGCCCATGCGTTGTACTATATTTCTACATAGTGTTGTTTTGCCAGCTCCAGACTGACCAAATATTAATACTTTCATTCTTCATACACAAAGACCCAGTTCTTTCTTCCTGCCGAGTCTACATTCGTTCCTATTTCTTTCATTCCAAAATCTAAAAAGACTTGCCTACCTGGTTCATATGTTATTTCACACATCATATTCGGACTACCGAACTGTTTTCTACAGAAATCTCTACCATTATTTAAGTCATATGTAGAGGCTCCGCCTTTATGAGAGTCTTCCCATGCTTGTCTACGAAACGCAGGGTAACGATACTCCGTACCATCATCCCCTGTGAATACTTTATTCGTACACAAAGCATTGACTCCGACCATAAGTTGTGGCTCTATTCCTAGAACAGTATCATATGTCATCATATACCACTGCTCTTTATCATAGTATGCTTCTAGGTCTTGATAGCAAGTTCCATTTCTTACTATAAAACCTTGTATTCGTAACTGTATAACTCTATAAAGTTCATCAGTTGTTAATTCATCATAATGTTTTATTACTGTAACTAAACTCATAATCCATAAAGTTTATTAAACTTCCCTAAACTGTAGTCTTCTGCAACATCAAAGTCACAACCAATAGGAGCACCAGGTATTGATAGTCCTCTATCTTTTTGAACAAACTCTTTCAGTTTTGCACTATAGAGTTCTATTTCATCTTCGGGTACTTCCGCAAGTATGGAGTCATGCACAAGAGCAAATATCTTTGCTCCCATACCAGTCTTGCGTATGTATTTCTGTGTATCTATCGCACCAAGTAGATTGATGTCAGATGATACAGACTGTACAAGTGCATTAACTCCAGACCTTACTTCGTGAGCGGCGATTCCCTTGTCTTGCGAGAATACATTTGGTAATCTTCTTTTCCTACCGAAGTGTGAATAGATGAAACCATTTGCTTGAATGAACTTCTGCATATCATTCAACCATCTTCGCAAGTTAGGGAACGCTTCAAAATAATCTTTGATAACATGTTGAGCTTCTACCATTGTGAACTCTGAGCCACTATCTTTAGTAACCTGCTCACTAATTTTCTTCGGGCCAGCTCCATACATGATACCGAATGTAACAGCTTTAGCTTGTTGACGCTTATCTCCATAGACTTCTGCGACTTGGTCAACTTCACAAGGAAGTCTGAACACTTGTTTCGCAATCGTACTATGGAAGTTACCACCGTCTGCAAACACTTTCTGTAGACCTTTGTCGTTTGAAAGTACTGCCGCACAATATACTTCTGCTGTTGTTAAGTCCATGGCAACTATCTTATGACCCGCCTTTGCCTTGATACAACCCTTAACTGTGGGGTTATCTCTGGGAAGCTGTTGCATGTTTAGTTTACCACTAGATGATAGACGACCTGATGTTGTGCCGTGTAGATTGAAGTTTGTTCTTAGTCTTCCATCTCTATCAAGATTCGGTATAATTTTATCAAGATATGTATTCTTGATTTTTACTTTCTGTCGTATTTCAAGAATATGTTTAGGTACTTCGTGTTCTTCTGCTAACATACCCAATACTTCCGCATCAGTACTGTCAGCACCTGTACCCGTTTTCTTACCCGTTGGGGCTAAGCCTATATAGTCAAACAATAGGCTTCTTAGCTGAACTGTTGAGTTAGGATTAAATCCGCCATTTGCTTTGATAAATGCCTTTACTTCAGGGTATTCTTGCAGAGCTGCTACAGCTGTATCAATATCTTCTTGCATACGCTTCTGCCCAAACTCTAGTCGAGTAAGGTCAAAAGGCACACCGTTAGATTCTACATCTTTTAGAAATCTTACTCCTTCTATGAGAAGATTCTTATATACCCAATATAGTTTCTCATTTTTTAGTATTGCTTTTTCAAATTTTTCAAACAATAAGAATGTAACTATCGCATCCATTGCAGCATAGTTTTTCATAACTTCAAATGGTACTAAGTCATAACTGAAACTTGCTTTAAGTATTCCTGTGCGTTTCAGATAATCTTTAATCCAATTATCAAGTTCTGCCTCATAATCACCATAGTCTGTATGCTTGATAGCAAGTGTTTTCAGACCATGTGTACCTGGGTTTTCATCAAACATATAGTGCATAAGCATAGTATCTTCAAAGTGTGGAAACTCGAAGTTGAAATGATACTCAAACCACTGCAAGTCGAACTTACTGTTGTGAAAGACTACTCGTTTTTTATTGAATAGTTCTTGCATCATCTTTTCTGCTTTTTCGTCTATACACTCACAATCTACATATACACCATGTTCTCTTTTGTAAGACATAGAGAAACCTAGCATATAGCCATCTCTACAATATAATGCTGATGTTTCGGAGTCAAGTCCGATAAAATCATTCGGGTGGTCTAGCGCGTCTTGTAAATACTTATGCAGTTCTTCACTGTCTTGTATTCCATAACATCTATCTTCGCCTAGCGATTTTTGTACTAATTCTCCGCTTACGAACCCTTTTATACTCTCAACTGCTTCCTCGAATGACTTCTTTGCCTCTGGTCTGAACTTTATCATAGCAGGGTTAATTAGAGCTAAAAATCTATCATCGATTATTTTTCCATTGTACTCTGTTATTGATGTCTTTCGAGTATACATTTTGAAAGGCTCTGAACCTACAAGAATGAGCCAATCGTACGAGTCGATATCGATTTCGATATCAACATCTCTTTTTAAAATTTTCTGTTTTGAACTGTCTGAGCATAGAGCATATCTATCATGCTCGAAGTCAAAGTACTTATCATAATTAGTACTTGACATTGTTTTTTCTATTATTGCTACTTTCATTATATTCCTTTGTTATGCCAGTTGTTATCACGATGGGTTGTATATTGTAAATTATCAATATGGTTATTCCACCCATTATCATCTATATGGTCAATAATTACAGCGTCTCGAATTAAGAACTTTAAATCAGGGGGAAACTTATCCCACCATTCCTCTAGTCCTGGAAGTAAGTTCTCATCAAAAGGTTTCCATGTATTCATAGTAAACTGATGACAAGTGCCACTCATGACAAACTTACCATTAGCTTGAATACTTTGTTGTCTACCTGTCATATCTATGCCTGTCTGTTCTTTGTAATCCTCTAAAGATATTCTCATTGAGAAACCAGGGTAGCTTTTCCTTCCTTTTATTCCATACCCACCAGACACTTTCATTAGTCTATCTGTTTTGATAATTTTAGGTTTACCATATTGTGATATTGCATATGTGTCTGATACATACCCATTTTTAAATACTACAGGTTTAAACTCTTCATCGGGGTATAACTCATCATACCCTGCGAGTCTTCTCTTTTCTGCTAGAGGTAGAGCTTCCCATGCCGCCCTATTTCTTATATATTCTTGTTTCTCTGCTGTCCAATTACTAAGCTCCATATAATTTTTCCTTTAATCTTTCTATTTCTGGTTTTGTCAAATTACCAGGGTCTATATTATCCCTTAGTTTTACTACTCTTGCTGAGAGTTCCAGTTTCTCAGCCAAGCCTTTAGCTTGCTCAGCAGCTTTTATACCCGCCTCATCCCCGTCAAACATAATATCTAAACCTTGAACTCCTTGAAGTTTCAGTAGACTTAGTTTGACCCAATTCACTTGTTGTGTGCCAAATGTGCACACAGTATTTTTGAGACCTTTGTCCCAAAGGTTAAGAGCATCAAATATGCCCTCCACCAATATAACTCTATTCTGTATAGGTTTTACCTTTGCTGGACAGAATGGCATTTCTACCCCATTGGGATAGATATAATACTTCTGCTGACTAAAATCATCCAGACTTCTACCTATCAGAGCCACTGTCTTTCCTCGAATATCACGGATTGGAAAGATGATACGATTCTCAAACTTGGGTACATTCCATGTGAACGCATCCCAAATATCAAGAGTCTCCTCAGATATATTTCTGATTCCACCACCTTTCCATTTATGCCTATCCTTTGGGAGTTGGATTCCGACAGTTTCGCTTTTAACTTTGTTGACTTTTTCTTTTATACGGTGCATCCTTACTTCTAGCGGTGAAGCAGGTGCGCCAAAATAGGTAAATAGATTACCTTTATACCCACATGAGAAACAGTGAAATATACCTGTTATCTTATCTACTCTCATAGATGGGTTAGTATCATCATGCTCTGGATTCAAGCATGAGATTAGTGCGTCTTTACCTGAAAGACGATATTCAATTTTCTTTTCTCTTAAAAGTTCTTCCGCTATCATTATTACATATATTATAACAAAATTTTAAATTGTTGTCAAGAATTATTTTCGAGTATGATACGCTCCGCTTTATACTGCCTTCCAATCTCAGGAAAATAGATAAGCTCTGTTTTGCAAGTAACATACGGCTTAATTTTTTCAATCCACCACTCTTTCGGTTTTATAGTTACATGGGCATTTCGACCATCACTGAGTGTAGCTCTTGCAGGATACCCTGCTATAGTTGCAAATACAAACTTCATATTTGGATTACTGTACCAGTATTCTAGAGTTGCATCTAGTTCTTCTTCAGGTATATGCTCTAGTACATCACAGGATACGATTGCATTAAACTCTCCTATCTCTGGTTTCTTTTCATACTCTGGTATACCAAAATCATATAGAACTACTTTCTCAACATTCCATAATCTATGTATATGCCTTTTCTTATACGGCCATGCTTTACCACAACCAAAATCTTGTAATACTACTCCTTCGTGTTCAAAAGATAAATCTTGGATATTCCATACCCAATACATGATTTGTTCTCCAATCATCATTCCAATATCTTTTCTATTATGTATTTGTCTATACTCTGATTTCAAGTATTCATTTTCTTTATCTGATATAATCATAAAGTCTACTGCCTCCCAGTAATGTCGAGGTACATACCCCAACTCATTTGTAATCTTTTGTATTCTTGTGCTTCCATGGAAGTTCATCTCCTATCCTCTCATATTCTCTGAATTTTGGGTCGTCTTCATAATACATAGACTTCCATACTAATTCTGCCATTTGAAACCATACAGCTACTGCCTTATTTCTGAAAGAAGTATCTCCCCATAAATAGTACAATAACCACCATTCTTTGTCAAATCTACACACTCTTACTTCTTGTTCCAATAGTTCAGGTATTTCACTAAGTACTCTTAGTCTTTGACTTCCTGCAATCGGGTACCAGTTTGGCATACAAAGAAAAGGAGAACGAACTCCTTCTTTCTTTAATGCTTCTTTTAGTGGTTCATTAGGCGGTACATTCGCTATATTTTCTTGTACCTTTGGTTGTTCTAACATCCACCCTATTGTTCTTACATACCAAGTATGTGGTGGGAGAGGTACTAACTCCGCTGTTTCTCTACTTACTCTGTCGTCTGCCATCTTTCAAAATCCTTCTTGTAGTAATCGTATATCATTTCAAAGATTACTTTTCTATTAAATTCAGGAATATCTATTCCTTTCTTAACATGTTGTGGCTCTAAATCTAAAGCTTCCCATATTGTTTGGTCTTCCATTCTATGAACTTCTACTTCTGGTTCTCTATAATACATCCACTGCGGCATAAAGAACTTAGAAAAATTCATAAAGGAGTATTCATACTCAAAGTTGTGTCCATTAAAGAAATCCAGTCTAGGTAAAGTAGACATCACTTCTTCAGTCCACTCATATAATCCTTTACCTACTATAAAATTTCTCATTAGAAAATGTTTGTATATACTAACCCACCTACCTATAGGATGTCTAATTACAGTATAATACTTATAATTTGGAAACTGCATGTATGCTTGGTCATAAGTAAAATGCCAATCACTTATAATCTTATTTCCTTTATCGTGATAAAGTATAAAAGGATGATTAGAATGTTTTAATACACTTCTCTTTTTATACTTCTGTAGATACCTAGAGTTTATTGATGTTCCACCTGTTTTTGGTATGTGTATGAATACTTTGTTTTCTTCTTCAATTATCATAAAAACTCTCTATTTGTTCTGCCACTTCTTCAACAGACAAAGGGTTATCCCAATTAAGCGTGATTAACTCCCCTGTAAATTGACTTGCCCAAGTGTTATATGCCATTACTAAATGTTCCATATACCCTTCATCAATGCCTATTTCTTTCTCTCTGGCTCTATCTTTTTGCCTTTGTATAGAAGTTTCTGGCTTTACTTTTAGATAAATAACTACATCAGGCGATGGTTTTGATAAAGACTTATATAGTAGACTACATGTTTCATAATCTCTCTGTTCCATATCTCCTCTATCACATAACACTTTCTGAAATATTCTATCTTCGTATATAGTTCTGTCTTGTATTCCACCAAATCTACTTAATATTAGTGAGCCTTTGACTCTTGACGCCATCATGTAAACCTGCATACGAAATGCATATTCTTTATTATCTGCATAGAAGTCTGCCAAGTAAGGCGAGATAGGTTCTTTTATCAAAGGCACATGCCAGTAATCACTAAGCTGTTTAGCTAGTGTACTCTTTCCTGCGCCTATAGTTCCTGCGATTCCTATGTATCTTCTATTGTTCGTTGTATACATCTTCTAATACTTCTTCGTAGATAGGTCTAAATTCTTCGATTGTAGGCACTTCTACTTTTATTGTCTGTCTTGCATTTATTTTTATTAACTTTGCGCAGTGCAATATCCACGCTTCTTCTAACTGTTTTTCTGTGTATAATATCATCTCTTTTTCCAAATTCTATACTTTCCGCCTTCTCCATGTACATCTTCGTAGTCCTCATATCTACCTCTTATTGGTAAAGGATTGTACCACTCAACTATTAAATGTATTCTAGGACTACTTCCATTTACAACTGAGTGTTCTACTGTATTATCTACTTCGTAAATATTTCCTACTTTCAAATTTTCGGATTCATTACCTACTGTAAATATACATTCCTCATTTGTGGTAATCGGTATATGTATATTGTGATTGTGTACTACAGATTTACCTCCGTCTACATGTGGTTTTAGTTCTCCATAAGGATTCAATCTAGCAAATAATGCACTAATAACTTTTCCATAGCCAAAGTGTAAATATAACTTTAGACTTAGTTTATGAAACCAATGCCTGTGCCAATATTTATCATAAAACTCTGACCTAGTTGCTACTAGATATGGTCTGCCTTTTCTAAACTGCCACAATAAAGGTATAGTATCACAATCTCTAAATATTGTTAATTCTGTTTTTCTTTGTACTCCTGTAGGATTATCCCAGTCATTTTCATCAAACTTGTAAGGATAAGGTTTAATATTATCAATTAATTGAATTGTTCCCATCTCTTAAAGTCCTTCTTGTAATAATCATAAATCAATTCCTTTACTACTGACCTGTCATATGGGGCAATCTGAGTAATTGATTTATGATGATTATTATTAATTAATCCTAATCTTTTCCAAATCGTGTGGTCTTCTAGTCTATGTACTTCTACTTCAGGTTCTCTGTAATAAGTCCATGCAGGTTTATACATAACATCATATGTACCCACTCTAACATGTGCTTTATCAAACTCTGGTATATCTTGTACTGCTCCTAAATAAGAGCCTTTCCATAAAGAGTCCATAGCTACTTTTGTCCAAGTTATTATGTCCCAGTCTATGATAAAATAGTTATCACAATTATAACGATAAAGACTTTCCCATCTATCTAGTGGGTGTCTGATTACAGTATAGTATTTATAGTCTGGGTACTGCAAAGCTACTTGGTCATAACTTGCATGTATATTATTAAATATTATACCATCTATAGCAGGATTTTTACTTTTCCTAATATATTCTGCTGCAAGACTATTCCAACTTCTATGTTGGAGTATGTATCTGTTTTCTTTTTTCTCTTGTTCTGAAAGATACTTAGCAATATAAGAACGAGTTACAGATATACCACCACACTTAGGTATATGAATGTAAACTTCTTTGTTCTCATGTATTATCATAAGTCGTATGTATCTTCCCCTGTTGTCATTGCTTCTTTTAGTTCTGACTTTTCATCTGGGTCAAGGGCAGTGTGAGGCCCAATCTTTAGAGTATCCCAGTTCATTTCTGAGGTGAAGTTTTCTGCTGCTCCATTCCTCATCTTATCACACTTAAACTTAATACAAGGCTCTTCGTCTCCCCAATGCTGTATACTGTAAGCAGCATCTACAGCATCCAAGATTCCTTTTGAGAATCTTGCCTCTCCTTTCTCATTAGTCTGGAAAGCGGAGAGAACTAGAACTTTGCTCTCTTGTGCGAGAGATTTGAGACCTTTTGAGATCTCGATTTGCTCGGTCCAATCATATTGTCCTGAACGATTTGGTGCGTTATGGCGTTTCACTTGGTTTAGATAGTCAACTATTACCACACCCAAGTTTGGTAACTGGGCTTGTTTTTGTCTTACTACGCTTATTATTTTAGCTAGAGTAAGAGATGGGTCATAATGTATATCTATTTGTGGAATGTCTGCTAACCTATTTCTACTAAGTTGATAGTGAAATTTGTCAAAATCTTGGTGGTCTCGCCACTCATTATAACATTCCTCTCCATTATTGAATCTAGTTGCCCACCATAAAGCAACTTTATCCCACTCCATAGGAGAGAGATTCTTTGCTTTGATACGCTTACTAGGGACACCAGTTTGAATACCACAGATTCTCTGTAGCATTTGTCTAGTGTCCATTTCAATAGTAAAGTATAGAGCTGACTTGCCCTTTTCTTGGGCTGCAGCAGCTACATTACAACAGGTAAAGGATTTACCTCCACCACGCTGTCCACCGATAACGACCAAGTCTTTGGGAGAGAATTGGTAGTCCAGGTCGTATTCTTGATTGAGACCGAGCGGTAAAAACTTTGCTAAGTCCTCATCACTATCGAAAAGCTCAACTGTTTCCATGTCGTCAGCTTCATCGTTTGTGTCTACGGAATCTTCTACTTGCACAACAATTTCTTGCAATAAATCTATGTTTTCTCTTGCATCAGATATGGCAACTTGTGTATCTACATAGTTTTCGATTTTCGATAGTATCTCGGATTGAGTAAATTGATTCTTCAGATAGTCTAATAGAACTATAGACTCGACATCTGTTTCAACAGTTTCGATTGCGTATATCTTTTCTTGTAAATCACGCGAACGAATTTCTAGCTTTAAATCTTCAAAGCTAGGTAAATTGTTATACTTGTGAACATGCTTATCAACTACTCTCCATAATTTTCGGTACTCACCTTCAGGGAAGTAGTGTTCTTTCAGACCATTCCAAGTCTCAAAGTCGCCATTCGCAATGATTTGCTTAAGTAATGCACTCTCTAGTGTCAAATTGTCTCTCCCAAAACAAAATTAAAGTTGAAAAAAAGGCGAGGCAACTACAGAAGTCGACTCGCCCGAATAAGAAAGGTTGATTAACCTATTTCTTTTTTAGCAGCACCGTTATAGTCCGCGCACTGTAAGCCTCTTCTTGTTAGCATTGTTTTCACGCCTCTAACAGTTTTGCCGATTTCATCAGCAATTTCTTCAACAGTCATGCCGTCAATGTCGACACCTGCTAAAGGATCAGCTTTGCTTGAACCTTTGGTTTCTTTCTGCTTAGGAATAGCATTGATTTCTCCTGCTCTTAGAAGAGATAATGCTTTACCTCTGATTGAGTTTACGCTTCTGCCCATAG